AATACAGCATCATCATATTTTTTTAAATATGCTGCAGCCATAATAAGTGCAAATGAAGTTTTAAAATGTTTAGATGGACCTGCAAGTACTGTAAGTCCTGGCGCTAAACCACCATCTACTGAGCCAGACAAAGCTACGTTAATCATTGGTACATCAGTTGGTACCATGTCTTTTTCATTAAAAAATTTAGAATCAGCAAGTATTGACGTGTAATCAACTTTACTATTCTTCTTAAGTTTATCCATTATTGACATATATTTCTCCTACAAATAATAGTATTATTATACCATAAATTCGTCTAATTGTAAAGGTTTATTTTCACTAATTATCGATTCATTCTTGTTATCTTGGACCATAAAATCTTGATCCCATAATTGATTATCTAATCTGCCATCACAGAACTTTAAAACTTCTGTAGCCATGTCGGTTGCAGTCGTGACTGGCACGTTTTGACAGATATGATTTAAATTTTTTAAACCACCTTGTAAAATAAAATCCTGTGGCAATCCCATAATATTTAAACATTCTCTTATAGTGAGATGTCTATCAATATCAGGATGTGTAAGCTTAGTTGGTGCACTACCTACAAAAGCACCTATATAGTTCTTTGGTATATACACACCTCTTCTCATTATATTACCACCAGATGCTAGTTTTTCATGCATTACTTTGCAACGTATCGCTTGTTTTTCAAAACCATTAGATGACATCCATTTTGATACTTCATTATAAGTTACACGCTTATCTTCAATGTAATGAAGAACATCGTAACTCTTATTAATTTTATTTTGAAATTCATTATGAGTTATGCCACCTTCAAGTTCTTCAAGTACGTATCTGTAATACGGGTCGTGTGATGGTGTTGATGTGTTAGTAAGCACATTCATTGGATCATCTGAATTATTATTAGTTGACCTAATAGTATCTTCAATCCTTTGATGTTTTCTTTTTATATAACTGAGTTGTGGTACTTTGTCGCCTTTCCAAAAGAAATAGAAAGATCTATCTCTTACTTGCCCGAGTCCATGAAGTAAAGACTTCGTTTTATATAACGAGAAAGTATATCCATTACGCTTGCCGATTTCTCTGAGACCTTCAACAACCGGTTCTCCCATTTTTGAAGCGAGTCTTGGTGCATTTTCACCCCAGAATACTTTAGGTTTGAGTGTGCCCAAGACATAATTAGCAGAGGTAGACATCCAATCGTTAGCAGCAGCATCAGAAGATGCTGAAGTATTGAGACTAGACAAACCAGCACAAGGACATACAGTGTTAATAACATCGACACTAGGTAAGTTGTATGACCTATTATCTCCAAGAAGATGATAGGGAACTTCTCCTTTATAATATTCGACCAAGTGATTATCGTTTGCTTTAAATACATCATAGCTTAATATGTACTCCGGTTTCTTTTTAAAAACATTTTGCATTGCAATTGTTTCACCACCAATAAGTGGTACTATACTTGCATAATTCATTAGTGGGGCACCGTATTTTTAACAATGTAGTCCTCTACATTTATTTTCGGTTCCCAACCTAATTTTTTCATTTCTGTTATGTCAGCTGTGTTATCTTGTGCTTCACAAGAATCTCCATCAGTGACTTCAATTCCTTGCCAACCGGCTAAGTTGCCTAAGTCTTCTACTACATTACCAGTACCAGTACCAATATCATATGCTGGTTTTAGTAATCTCATATCTTTGTTTAAGAGTAAATATATAGCATCAACTACATCACTGACATGTACAAAATCTCTTACATGGCGAGTTAAGTATTTAATCGTGCCACTTATTAATTTACCAATAAGCATTGACTCTCTAGCACCATCACCATAAACTGTAGTAAATCTTAAACCAACTTGATTTTCATAAGCTGTTTCTTCATTTACTTTTTTACTTGTACCATAAGGTGATAACCACCATTGATGTATACATGACGAAGATGCATATAGCAGTGGTATATTATTATGATGACAAATTAATTGTATACGTGTAGTATTTTCTACGTTATTAGTCCAATACTTTTGTGGTTCTTTAAGACTTTGTCTTACATCAGCGTATGCTGCTAAATGCACAACGTGTGTAACATCACCAGGACTAAAGTCTTCTATATCTTTTGATGGTTCTTGTCTTAAATCCCATTCAACTACTTCATGGCCTTCTAATTCAAGCTTGGTTTTTAAGTGGCTACCAATAAAACCACGTGATCCCGTAATTGCTACTTTCATACGAAAAAATCCTCCAGTGTTGTTTCATTCTTTTCATTATAATTTAGTGTATTATTTATGATGTCGTTATATACTGTCTCAGCATCACAGTGTTCTTTCCAAAATTCAAACATCATGTTTCTCCATTCATCTCTCATTACTTTATCGTTTGCAAGGATAATCATTTGCGAACAAACTGCTTGTGCATTTGATGCATCAACAGCTAATGTACCCGTATCTTTACATTGACTTATAGGCTTACCTTGCTTTCTGTGTATTACGTGATCACAAAAGTGTTTATGGAATAAAGGTATTACACCTGCTGCAAATGAATCAGTGTGGCAGTACTCTACGTTATCACCATATATGTCTTCTTTAAAATACATAAGGTCAGAACCAAATCCACCTAAACTCATTCTTTCCATCATTTCACTGTGTGTATATGCACCATACAAATACGCACCTTGATTTGTTGTTTCAGCACCATAGACCGGATGTTTACCAGTATTATCAATACCTTTCTCAGGTCTAAAGTAATTTACTACTTGTCTTCTACCAGTCATTTCTTTTGGGTTCTTATAAAGAACAGCAGGATAATTTATTGAAGCTTCTAGTCCTTCAAGTATTGTAATGAAATGATTTTTACAAAGATGATCGTTATGGAAATCAATCATTACATCTGGTCCTTTCCACATAGCGGTACGACCTACCCATCTTACATAGTAAGGATTTTGTTGTTCAATAGGTTTCCAATAATCTTTATTGAAGTTAAAACCTACTCCCATATTAGTTAGTGGTGTTTTAATATTATTCTTCTTAACCCATTGACCAAAAGGATTGTCAACATAGTGACACATTAGTACATCGACTTTAGAACATATTTCAGCTAAGCCGGCATTTCTATTTATAGAATGTATTTTGTGGTCAACTTGAACTAAAGACTTACGTACTTTAATTTCATCCATCATCTTTATAAAGTTACTTATACAATCTTCTGGATGAGATTTAGATGGTACACTCCAAACAATACACATATCGAGCTGATTGATTCTTTCAACAACCTTTGAACATGTTAATAAATCTGGAAATTTCTTTGATGGTTTACTAACTTCATCCCAATCTGTACCTCTAAAGTAATTTACTTTAAAGTCCATAGAGTTCATTCTTTGCCATAGTTTATCAATAGTAGCAAATACTTCTACACCAGGGAAAAGCTTTTGAAACTCAACTACATTCTTAGTTAAGCCTACGCCTTCAACGCCTCTACCTAATAAGACACCTACTTTCATTTTAAATACTCCTTCAATTGGTTTACAACCATAGGTTCATATGATTTATTATTAAATTTTCTATTACGTGGCGAGGGGTGTGGAGCAGCAAAGTGTTTTATACCCCTTTTAGTGAAATATTGTGACACAAAACCGCCTAATGTTATAATTTTATTATAATTTTCGGCTATTTTAGAGACATATATTCCATCGATATCAGCTATTTTCAGAGATTCCTTGTGGTGTGCATAGATGTTACTGAAGCTGTATAGATCTACCTCACATGCATCGAGCCAACGGTTTAGCCTATTCAGTGTTGGTGAACCATTCTTCATTTTATTTATGGGTGTTTTACCCGGACTATGGCCAACCACTAATACTTTATCCAATCCCATACTACACCCGCTTCCTTAAACATTGATATTGAACTTGTTATTGATTCTTGCCAGTTTTCTGGTATCTCTTGTTCTGGTGTTACCACTCTACTTATGCCGGCTTGAATTAAACCTTTTGCACAGTCATGACATATTGGTAAACCTATTACGTATATTGTAGAACCTTTTAATGACACACCGTTTTCCGCTGCATTATAAATTGCATTCATTTCTGCATGAACTATACGTTTATATTTTATTGCTTTATTTAAATAATATAATTCATGGTCATCCACACCTCTAGGAAAACCATTATAACCTTGAGCTATAACTGTTCTATTTCTTACAGCAACTGAACCAACTTGCGTTGATGGATCTTTTGACCATGAAGCCACAAGCTTGGCCATTTCTAAAAATCTTTTATCCCATTTATTTGACAAGATGAAAATGCCTTTCATAAACATGCAAGTTTTGTACTTGCCATATTATATCACCATACGTAATAGGCTCTATTGCCTCTTTCTTACATTGATTGTAATCTTCAACTAATTCTTCTAAAATAGAAAGCTGCCAAGCATAGTCATTCTTATATCCGTACACGACATCGTTAGAACGCATTTGAACAACACAGTGTAATTTATCATCACGTATGTAATAGGTAACGGCATTAGTACATATGAAATCACTTTTACCATTTTCATTGTATTCCTCCCATATGCTTGGACGATTGTATATCATTGAAGCTCTACGGCCATCGGGATTTTCCAGTAGTTCATCTAGCACTCTACCATACTGGTGATAGTATTTATCAGAGAATATTATCTGACCATAGTTAGAATTGATTTCACCATAATCGTTTGCAGCGTATTGCCATGCTTCTGGAACTTTATCACCAATAGCATTTACATTAGTGATTTGACTCTTGTACCAACGTAATTCTTTTTCAATATATTTTTTATTAGGTGCACCAAAGATTGAAGGTTGATCAGCTAAGAAAGATGCACCGATACATTCAATAGTTTTTTGGCCGGTTTTATCAATAGTAAACTTTTCATTAAGAAGTTTAGACTTAAATAAATTTCTTATATCATCTACGCTATTCATCATATTTTAGGACCTTTAGGTTTATTGAACATATCATTCTTTGGATTCTGACCATCCATTTTACCACGCATATACGATACTGCAAAAGATGCATAGTTAATCATATCTTTGTAAGTATCTTCGAGTGATTCGAAGTTTGGATTATTACCAGACTCGAGTAATGATGTAGCACGCATAAGCTTACCGATGATGATGTCATGGATTGTATCCACACCTCTACGGTAATGCATTGATTGTGTTACATTAGATGTATCGCTTTGATAATCTTTGGATTTTCTGAGTTGTAAGTCCATACATTCTTGTAGGACTGCAACGGATTCTTTTCTATCTATTATCGGCATAATTCTACCTCATCTCCATATACAAAATGTTGGTTATCTAGATCTATTATACAATAGTTTTTCATATTTGTAAACATTTTTTCTACATTTATTCCACACTTAGAGTAATGTCTTGGTTCAGGCATTAACTCTATCTTCTTAATCTTATTTAGACCGTATTTAGTTTCTACAGTATCACCTACATAAAATATATTATCAAACTTAACCATATTATATCTCCTTAGTTTCAATTTTTAAAATTTCATTTAGATCTAACCTCAAACATTTAAAAGTATCAAATGCGTTATCAGTTGATGTTTTTTCAGAACCACCTAACTCTACTACTGAAAGTGTAATTGATTTAGTAACACTATCTTGAGTGTATATTGATGTTTGATATTCCATTATTGAACTCCCTGTTCTTTAGCTGCATTAATAATAATTGGTGTGAATATTTCTTCTGCTCTTGCTTCAGCATTGTGCCAAGCCACATCAGTCATATGATTTTGAGCTGGTGACCAACCATCAAACATTTGTCTGAATTCACCACGTCTGTTACAAAGACCATTGTTGAAAAGATCATAAAGACAATTTTGTGCTTTTCTGAATTTTTCAAGGTTTTTGTTTTTAGACCTAGGGTTTTCACATCTACCTTGGAAAGGTAATAGCTCATTTAACTTATCAGCTAAATGTTTGAAACCAGGATTTACTCCCCATGTTGGTTGAAATAATTCTGTTTGGTAACCTTTATACATATTTTTAAACTCCGCTTGTTTCATTTTATAGATCTATTATACTACAGTTTTACGTAAATGTAAAGGAAAAAATGCACTTAAGTGAAAAAAAGTGATTAACATATTAATCATTTGGTACAATCCTTTCTTCAACTTCTTTAATGTGTTTACATTTTCTGAATGCAATACATGTGCAATCAAAGCCACTATCATACATAGTAACTCTGTATTCATCACCTTTAGATCCAGTCACCGGCCATCTTATGCCGACGAATGGATGTTTGTAAGTATTTATGATTTCAGATTCATGAGCCATTATAATGTACCATATTTGTTGGCCATTAATTGGTTCCAGTACCTAGCCTGAGAACCAAATCTGGTTGATTTCTCACCGTAATCACCAGGAAATTTACCATTTCGTGGCATAGCTTTAGGTTGTTTATTAGGTGAACGATTGGCGTTAGACCTAGATGGTGCGTTTTGAGTAGTGTTGAATTTAGTAGACATAATATAAAAACTCCCTTTTTAATTTTATAGTACTATTATACCATAGAAATTAGAGAATGTAAAGGAAAAAATGCACTTAAATGAAAAAAAGTGCATTTTATTTTTTAAGCTTATAATTCAGCGTTTAATTTTAAATGATCTAATACTATTATATTAAAAGAACAATTAAAAGCTCTTGCAAAATTTTTCATAACTTTGTTATGTTTAGGTGCCCAATAGTCAACCCATTCAGTCATGGCTGGATGATCGGGATGATGAAGTATAACAATCATTTCTGAATATGCTTTATCACCGTCAATGGCATCCGATAATTTAAATATCATTTTATCATAACTGAAATTACCAGATGACATGGAAACTACTAAAGCTCCTGGCTTTTTCTTCTTTTCAACTTCTTTTTGAAGATCGCCATTTTCTTTCCAGTTTCTAAAAACATAATTTTTAGAAAGAGAGCCAAGATAATCTTGTTGTTGTTTAATTTTTTCACCTTTATTCATTAAAGACTTTACTTCTCTTTTAGTATATCCAAAAGTAGCTAAGATAAAAGGTAAATCTTCAATAGGTTGTTTATCAGCAAAATATTTAAACATGAAATTTTTGGCATCATTCTTATTTAAAACAAGTTGTCTTTTTACTGGATGAGCATTGTAAGCTAATCCAAGTTGGTTTAGAATCATAGGATCTTTGTAATCTTTCCAAATATCCTGAGTTACATATACTACGTTTAAGCTTTTACCATACTTAGATTCGATACATGCTTGTCTTCTATGATTTCCTTCTACAATCAAATGTTTTCCCGGACCATAAAAATCCTCGAAAACTATTATAGGATCTAGTTCAACACCAGAGTCGATTAGTTCTACTAAGTGATCTATATGTTCTTGAATTGTAGAGTGAAGTCTAGTTTGTACGTGTTCCCACTTTTTAATGATGTCAATACTGACTGGATCAGGATCGATATCTTTAATTTTATATTTAAAAGTTTCTAGGAATTTACGCGGGTCACGTATTATTTCAGATAGTGTCATGTTTTATCTCCTTGATAATGACTAAGCCGAGGCAGAATTGCCTCCTGGCTTTATTTTATATATCTATTATATACTAAAAAAGTAGAAAAGTAAAGGACTTTATTTTCTACTTAGTGTAAATTATTGGCTGCTGGGGTAGGAGTCGAACCTACAAGCTTTTAGCACACGAGAAACAATCGTGCGTGTTTACCAATTTCACCACCCAGCAATAAACCTATATGGTCTCTAAAGCCGGGATCATTCTTGTTATTCCAATTCCTCCACCAACTCTTGGAAAGAAATCAAACTTTAAGAATTCTTCTAACTCTGCTTCTACTCTTTCTTTACCGAATAAATCAAATAAAAGATTAGCATATGCACCATCTGTAATAGTATGAAATGTATCACGCATCTGATCAACATCACATGATCTTTCAGCTGAACCTATTGTTTCCATACCACCTAATATTACATCAATCTTTTTAGATCTTATATTATCTTCGTATCTACTCATATTCCAAAATGGACTTGTAAATTCAGGAAAGTCTGTAATCATTGCTGTTCCAAATTGATCAAACATTTTTGTTTCATGTTCTGCTTCTAATTCTTGTTCTGGTTTCAAACCAAAGAACTGCTGCCATCTTCCGTAAGTTCTTTCTTCTGGTTTTTTAAATCCTAAGTATTCAAGAAGTTCGTATTCCATTCTTGCAAGACTGTATATGTTTCCTGGCATTTCAAATTCAAACATTGGAAAGATTATATCGTGTCTTCCGGGTATTGCATTTGGTTCTTGCCTGTACGAAGTGGAGACACAAAAAAACCCCTTAGAATCAGGGGCGGATAATAATTCGTGTTCTAACCACATTTGACCTGTTTGTGGCAG